GAGTGGTTGATGGGGTATCCTATTGGTTGGACGAGCCTCGAGGAGTCCCAAGAATAATTGTAGATCAGAAAGATCGTGCAAACAGACTTAAAGCATTAGGTAATGCAATCGTTCCACAAAATGCAATGTTGATTGGATTAGCAATTAAAAAAGAAATGGGGTTGACTTAATTGTGATCTTTAATCTATCTTTGAAATGCACGGAGCAATATCGGGAATTGCTATTTGCCCAAGTCGGAGAGAGTCCCCACCCCGTTACTCTCTTCGACTACTTCATATTCTCCATCAAATGCAGAGGGGTAATTCTTCCTTATTTCTGCAAGACGACCAACGATTTCTTCACGAGAGAGTTTGTCTAGGTTATGAGTTACATTAGTTTCCCTACGATCAACGGCAAGACCACCAAGGTTAGACCTATATTTTTCTGCATTGACCGCCGCCGAATATTGACCCGCCTCTTCAGCGCCTTTGGAAAGGTTCGCAAACCTTTTCAACTGACCCATCAAAGTTACTCCGTACTTCCTTTCGTAATTATCACGGAGTTCTTTGATGTGTTCGACCACCAAAGGAAAATCTTTGCCATTGAGGAGCAGACTTGCAGTCTTTCTTGCTTGACCTTCAGAATAACCTGCCTGTCTAGCACATTCAGAATTAGAATGTGTTCCTTCTACAATAAGTCTAGCAAAAGTTTTTTGTCGATTTGTTAATGGCATAACCCGATAGTAGAGTTTCTCCCATATTTTATCAATAAAAAAAGGAAAAAAAATGACGCGGTCGGCTTTGAAGTGTAGCAAGTGTAACCAAAGTGTAGAAAACAGATGTAGGTGTACCAACAGTTTAAGAGTGTTTTCTACAGTTCTACACTTTCTACACCTATTTTTAAAAAATTATTATAAACAAAAAAATATGACAGAAACACTATACGAAAAAAAGTTTCATATACTACTTGACTTATGTGATCCCATACATTAGGTATATATAAGTACAAATCATTAATTAAAGGAGATATTATGGGAGGTACAAAGAGACTCTGGGAAGATAGTATCGACAATGAAGTCGGAGACTATGTTGACGGCATCATTCCTAGAGACAAAGTTAGTGAAGATGCCGAAGCAGTTTATGATCTCGACAATGAGGACGTAAGCTACAAATCTTTAAATGTCCGTGTTTCGGTATACGAGCAGATAAAGAGAATAGCCAAGGAAGACAACAGAACTATTGCTAGTACAGTTGCTTTGATGGTTAAAGAAAACTTAAAAAATCGGAGGATATAAATTGGAAGACGATAAGAAAGATAAAGATAAGTTTAAAATTCATTCGACTACGGATTATAATCAATTCAAATATATAAAAGGTAATCGTGAAGTTGTTGAATCTCATGTTAAAACTTTATCGGATCAGATAGCTAAGAAAGATTTTCAGATACCTATAATAGTTAATGAAAAGATGGAAGTATGTGAAGGTCAACACAGACTTGAGGCATATAGATTATTGGGTGTTCCCATAACTTATATAATAAAAGAAGGCCTGGAGATACAAGACATCAGAGAGATGAACTCAACTTCAAGAAAATGGACTATGAACGAGTACATGGAGAGTCATGTAAAACTTAATAATAAAGAGTATGAAATACTAAAATGGTTTCATAAGACTTATGAGTTTTCAATTAGTGATTGCATATCTATGTTGAATGGTAAAGGCTATCGTACTTCAGATGACTTAAGCAATTTTAAGTTAGGGAAGTTTAAAGTTACTGACTTAGAGTGGGCAAAAGATACTGCTTCTAAAATCTATATTGTTGGAGAATACTTCGAGCATTGGAAGAAAAGAAATTTTATTGGTGCTTTGATTTCTGCACTAAAAGATTCTTCTTTTGTTTGGAAGATCTTTGAAGCAAGACTCAAGAGCCATTCTTCTAAGTTAAAAAACCAAGGCAGCCGTAATGATTTTATCTTAAATATTGAAAGATTATATAACCATAATACTTCGGCAGAAAAAAAGATAAGACTGCAAGTGTATGGAAATAGATAGGAGTTGATATGATAGAAAATATTAAAACTTATGAAGGCATGGGTCTTACAACAACCTTTCAGTATAAGAACCTCACAATATCACTTCACGAGGGTCAGAGAAATGAGGAAAATGATTTTGAGCCATACTTTCACATCAGAGTTTGGGATACAGAAGAAGGTAAGATAGAAGAGAAAGATCTTAGAGAAACTTGGGACGAAAAAAAACCCAACATCAGATGGAGAACCAAGTTTGATGACATCTGTCTTGACGGTGCGATTAGAGAACCGTACTTATACTTAGGATTATTTTAAGTGTTAGAACAGTTTCAATTTAAAACTGAGCCGTATGCTCATCAGTTGAAAGCATTACAACTGAGCCATGACAAAGAAAACTTTGCATACTTCATGGAGATGGGGTGTGGTAAATCAAAAGTTCTCATTGATAACATGGCTTGGTTGTATTGGAACAGAAAAATAGATACTGCAATTATTGTAGCACCGAAAGGTGTCTACACTAATTGGAGAAACAACGAGATACCAATACATTTAACAGATGATATATCTGCCAAAGTGTACACTTGGAAATCTAATCTAAACAAACGAGAAACCATGGAGTTGAAAAACTCCGTGGGCCATGAAGCTAGAAGACATTTACGAATACTATTAATCAATGTCGAGGCTTTTGCGACTAAAAAAATTTTCAAGTTCTTGGACACCTTCACACACAGAAGCAATTACCTGGTGGCAGTTGATGAGTCCACCACCATCAAGAACATCAAGGCAAAAAGAACCAAGGCACTAATACAATTTTCCGAGAGAGCAAAGTATAAACGAATACTTACAGGTGCTCCGATAACAAAATCTCCATTGGATTTATATTCACAGTTCTTATTTATGGACAGAAAAATTTTGGGGTTTGACTCCTATTGGTCTTTCCAAGGTAGGTATGCCGTGATTATGAATAGGAAGATGGGATCACATCAGTTCAACCAGGTGGTTGGATACAAGAACTTAGAAGAACTGAAAAAGAAAATAGACCCACATTCATTTAGAGTAACGAAGAAAGATGCACTCGATCTGCCACCAAAGACTTATGTAACAAGGCAAGTTGACTTGACCATGGAACAAGAAAGGCATTATCAAAGTATCAAGAAAACATCAGTTGCTTTTTTAGAAAGTGGCGACATGGTTACTGCACCCGAAGTTATGACAAGACTTCTGAGGCTACAACAGTTGCTATGTGGCTATCTTGTAACAGATGATGGCGAGATAAAACACATACCAAACAATAGGTTAACTGTGCTTCTTGAAGTAGTGGAAGAGATGGAAGGCAAGGTTATCATATGGTCTAGGTTTCGCCATGACATAATGAAGATATGCAGTAGTTTGAAAGGCATATACGGACAAGAATCTACAGTTACATATTTTGGGGACACGAGCATGGCAGATAGAGACGAAGCCATTGCGAGGTTTCAAGATCCGTCAGATCCCACGAGGTTCTTTATCAGTAATGCACAAACTGGTGGTATGGGAATAACTCTTCATGCCGCGACAAACGTAATCTATTATTCCAACGACTTCAACCTGGAGTCGAGGGTGCAGTCAGAGGATCGGGCACACAGAGTTGGTCAACACCACCCAGTGTTGTATGTGGATTTGGTCTGTCCAAATACAGTTGATGTGCATATAGTTAAGACATTAGTCAACAAAAGCAAACTAGCAAACATAACATTAGGGGAGCAAATACTAGAATGGTTAAAAGTATAAATTTAGGTATGGATTATTGCAGAGAGTGTGGTGTGAAACTGCCGAAGGTAAAGATCAAAAGATACATGAAGAGATACTGTCATGATTGCAGATCCACTGGCAACTCTTCTTTGAGAGATGTTTATAAAGAAATGCAAATGAGAAAGAATGTCAAAACAGAAGATGATGATGAAAACATTATGTTCGAAGACGATCCAAGAGCACAATACGAAGACAATCAAATATATAGAAAGAGGTAGACATGACTAAATTAAGAGGCGAAAAAATTGTGGGTAATGCAGGTGAAAACTTGACAATGTTTTACATATCCATGCTTGGTTATGCGGCATCTTTGGTAAAACAAGATGGTGTTGATATATCCGTGGTTGGTGGTGTTGATTTAAAAGTAGCACAACGAGTGGAAGTAAAAACAGTTCTACAAAGAGATGATATGGCAAGATATTCTTTTACCATATGTAAAGGTGCAGACAAAAGGTGTTACACCCGAAAAGACTGCGACATCATAGCACTGGCGGCACTGGACATAAGATCAGTGCTATTCTTCCCAGTGGAGTCTTTCACAAGTGTGAAGGCACTGACCTTAACAAAGAATGATTTTCATAACCCATCTGAAAAAAATCAATGGAGTTCAGTGTTAGCATATAGCCAAAACATGCAGGCAGAGATGCTTAAAATGCACAACTTAAAAAAAGAATATAAAATATATGAGAAAGTATAAGATTTTATGTTGACTTATGTAAATAAATTTGGTAGGACTAAAATAGTTTGGGTAGGGTTAGTTCTCCTTTTTTCCTTTCGTTATTGGTGTTTCCCTACCCACACTTACTTTGGAGTAAAAAATGGATACAGATAAATGGAAGTCAATAGCAGTACCGATTGAGACTTGGAAAAAACT